GTTTATCGTTGCAAACGGTATGAAAGCCAGCGGACTTGATATGTCTACCAATGCCGATGCACAGCTTGCAGAAAACAGAACCTACTCTGAGCGCGAGGTTGCTAAAATCTACCGCGTTCCTTTGTATATGCTTGGCAAGGATGACTCTAAGTTTGCAAACCAGGAGCAGGCAAACACCTTCTTTTTACAGCATACTCTCAGTCCTTGGCTTGTACGCGTTCAGCAGTATCTGGACCGACTTCTCACCTATCCTTTCCAGAATGACCACTATGTTGAGTTTGATACAGATACAATGCTTCGTGCTGACTACAGAAGCCGCATGGAAATGTACACAAAGGGACTTACAAACGGTGTTTATACACCGAACCAGATATTTGAGCGTGAAAACTTGCCTCGAACAAAGGAAGCCTGGGGAGATCAGCACTTTATGCCGGTTAATCTCTCTACGGTTGATAAAATTGCCGCACAAAATCCAGCAGATGCTGGCGTAAATACATCTGACAATCTTAAGGAGGAATAATCAAAATGGATGTAGAGAAACTTATTAAGAGAATACAAGACGGCCAGCAGTATCGTGATATGGAGCTGCGGGCTATCCAGAACGACACAGAAAAACCGGAATATCGTGTTTCCGGCTATTCTACAATGTTCAACCAGCCTTTTGTCCTCTACCGTGAAAAATGGGGTGGAGAGGAATACGAAATCCGCGAGCAGGTTGATTCTCATGCCTTCGATCTCGCAGACATGAGCGATGTTATTTTCAACCTGAACCATGAGGGCCGCGTATTTGCACGCCTTTCAAACAACACTCTTAAGCTTACCATTGAGGAAAAGGGCTTGAAGGTTGACGCTTATCTGGGCGGAACAGAGGAAGGTCGCAAAATCCATCAGGAAATCGAAGGCGGCTACCTTACAAAGATGTCTTATCGCTTTGTTGTTGAAGATGACAAGGTTGAAGAGTTCACAGAGGGAGAAAAGCGCGTAATCTTACGCACTATAACCAAGATAAGAAAGCTGTATGATGTCTCAGTTGTCTCTATCCCAGCAGACGACCACACTTCTATATCAGCAAGAAGCTTCTCAGACGGATTGATCGAGAAGATTCAGGCGGAGCGACTGGAAGCTGAGAAGAAGGAAGAAGCAGAACGTCAGGCAGTTCTGGAAGCAGAAGCACGCAAACGCGAGCTTGATTTGCTTGATAACATTTAATTATCCCAGAGGAGAAAAAAAACTATGGATAAGAAACAGCGCCGCGCACAGCTTATCGCTGAAATGCGCGAACTCAACGAGAAAGTTCTCGGTGAAAAAAGAGAGTTTACTGCAGAAGAAAAAACTCTTTACGAAGAAAAAGAAAAGGAGATGCGCGAACTTTCTGCTCAGATTATGGCAGAAGAACGCCAGGCAGCTATTGACGGCTTTGCCTCATCTCTCCCTGTTCCTGGTGCAGACGAAGGCCGTGCAGCACCTGTAACAGATGAAACAGAAGAATTCCGCAAGTTCCTTCGCGGTGAAAAACGCGACCTTACAGTCGGAACATCCGGCTCACAGGGCAGCGGCTACGCTCTTGCACCTCAGGAATTCTCTGACGAAATCATTCAGGCCATTGAAAAGGACACTCAGATTTACAAACTTGTAGACAAGATTCCTGTAAATGGTGCCGGATCTCTCGGTATTCCTGTTGAAACAACAGATGCTTCTGATGCTGCTTGGACAAACGAAGTTCCAGGCGCAGACATTTCGGCTGACAGTGCATGGGCTTTTGGAAAGCGTGAGCTTATTCCTTCTGACCTTGCAAAGCTTGTTAAGGTATCAAAGAAGATGCTTGCATCTTCTGCAGTGCCTATCGACCAGCTTGTACGCAATAAGCTTGCTTACAAGTTCATGTCTGCTTTTGAAGCTGGTATCCTTACCGGTACAGGTTCAGGCCAGCCTCTCGGTGTTTTCACTGCATCTGACAACGGTGTTCCTGCAACTCAGGACATCACTTCTGACCGCTCAGCTTTCAACAAAGCAAGCAAAATGGTTTGCTGTGCAGACGATCTCGTAAAGATGAAGATGAAGCTCCGCCCTGGCTATCGCAAGAACGCCGTATGGGTTATGAACCCAGTAATCCTTGAAAAGATTATGCTTTTGAAGGACAACGACGGACAGTACATCTGGCGCCCAGGTTTGCGCGACGGTGATCCTGACGTATTGCTCGGAATCCCTGTAGTTGAAAGCGAGTTTGCTCCATCTGGAATTAACTCAAACAACTACATCATCGTTCTCGGAGACTTTGCAAACTACTACAAGTTTGCTTACTGGAAGAACGTTGAAATCCAGGTGCTCACAGAAGCTTTCGCAGTACGCAACTGCATCGGCTATCTGGGACACACACTCGCTGACGGTATGCCGGTTCTCGGTGAAGCTTTTGTCCGCATGAAGGTTGGTAAAACAACTTCTACCGGAGAAGTTGCCGGAACAAGCGACTAGTCTTGAATCATAAGCTTGCCGCTTCTGATATAAAACTCACTTCTACAAAGTAAGTTTGGCCCACGGTCCTCCGCCGTGGGTTTTCTTTTATCTGACTTTTTTGATATGGAAGTGAAAAAACTCATGATATGCGGCAAGGCTAACAGGGACCAGTCTCTTGATGAGATTAGGGAACCTGGGCGCGAAATATGGTTACTGGGAACAGATTCCCGCGAAGGTGCTGACAAGTACTTTGAGCTTCACGGCATCAAAGTGGGACATAAAAACACTATTTATAGACTTCCCGATGAAGTTTATGAGCAGGGGCTCCCGATAAACAATTCCATAAGCGCGTTGCTGGTTTATGCCTGGATGCAGGGTTATACCGATATTGCGGTGGTCGGTTCTCCGATGCTTGCTACAGTTGAGTATCAGGAACAGAGGCCGGCACTTGCCTTTGTGGTGGGCTATCTTGCCGGACTTGGTTTGAAGCTTTCCTGGGATGGAATGGTGGAAAACAACGATTACGGCAGAGACTCGCAGATTTTGAGTTAAGGAGGAAACATGGCACAAACCAAAAAGGCTGCAGTAGAGACTGCAGATGTAAAAAAGATGGCTGCAGTAGAGACTGCAGATATTCAGGCTGTAGAAAAAGCTCCGGAAAAGAAAAAGCCGGTTGTAGAACCTGGGGCGCATTTTAAGAAGGTACAGATTAAGGCAAAAGGACTTATCTGCGCATCTTACGGAACTTTTAATGCAGGCGACACAGGCATGGTTCCATATTCAGATGCTAAAGAGCTTGAAGAATCCGGACTGTGCGAAATTGTGGGGGAATAAATGACTTTTATTACACGCTCTGAGCTTGAGAAGTTTACAAACAAGTATCCTGATGCAAATGACACAAACCCAACAAAATACTGCAATTCAGGAATGGAAGCTGTCAAGAATTATCTGGGTTATGATCCGGAAAGCCAGAGCTATACACAGGAAATAAAGGGCGACGGTGGTGTACTTGCAGCGCTCCAGGCAATGCCTATAACTGCAATTACAGCGCTGAGCATTGACGGAACGCAGGCAGACCCTACTACGCTTGAAGTTCAGAGTGAGAATTATGTCTGCTTTAAGGATGGCTCGCCTTTTGTTAAAGGCTCGCGCTATACTATTACCTTTACTGCAGGCTTTTCGGCACTAACCTTCCCTGACATCATCAAAACTACAGCTCTGCAGGTTGCTACTCTGTTCTGGGAAAGTGCAGGCGGAAATCTCGCTGTAAGTTCTACAAGCTTTGCGGACACAGGAAGTCGCGTATTCAATAACTTTACTGCAGATCGCTTTTTGAAGCAGATTGCACAGTATAAACGCAGGTTTTAGGAGGTCCTTATGGAAAACGAAGCAAAAGACAGCCAGAGCCTTGTAGAATACCGCCTCACTCAGATTGAAAGCAAGCTGGATCAGGTTACAACACTTTTAATGCAGACAAAAGAACAGGAGCTCAGGCTTTCGAGCCTGGAAAAGAAAATCGACAAGAGCGTTGACAGATGGCTTAATCCTCTTGTTGCGGCTCTTGTTTCCGGAGTTGTTGCCTTCATCTTCGTAAAGCTGGGGGTTTCGTAATGAATCATCCTCAGACAGCTGCGCTTGATATAAGCCGTAAGCTTACAAAACAGCGGCTTGAAACAATAAATAAATACGGATGCTGCGCCTTCGTGCTTTTATGGTGTCTTGGCATTGAGCCGGATAATGACTTTGAAGCCATTGATACAATAAGCGACATGATGGATGCAAAAGTTTTGGATTCAGAGTGTACTGTTTCCTGGGTAGAAGCAATAAAGCATCTTACCGGAAGAACTGCGACCGTTGAATTCAAAAATATAAAGGACTTGCGGGGCATAATGAATCGCACTCCGGTCCGTTATGATTACAAAGGGAAAAGCCACTGGGTTGGAGTTGAAAGAGGCATGATCTGCTTTAATCCGCTTGAATATTCCCAGTGCGTTGATAAAGGGCGGCCTACAACCGCCAGAGTATTAAAACTCAATTAGGAGGATAGAATGAAAAATGCCGTTAAGATTATCGGGATCATTCTGTTGGTTGCCGGTTCTGTAATATCTGCTTTTACAGATATTGCTGTTGCCGACTATATTTCGATTGCCGTTGCTGCGCTCGGCTTTGCACTTCTTATAGCTACAACACTTAACAAGTCAGAAAAAAAGACCTGGAAAGAAATTGTTGCAGTTATTTTGTTTGCTGTAGGCGGATTGCTCTGCGGTTTTGCAGGCTTGGCAGAAAGTACTATAACTCAGGTTATTACACTTGTTGCTGGAGCTGTTGCATTGATTATCGGTCTTATTGCAACATTTAAGCCTACTAAGGCAAATTAACACTTTAATTGCTATGGGAGCCCTTCACGCCTCTGTAAATTACATGCGCACCCAGAAGGGCCATTTTTTTATACGGAGGAATCATGCCAGAAGAAAACGCCAAAAGCGAAGAAAAAAAACTGACATCTGCAAAGACAATGAGCAAGATCTTTAAGGTTGTCGCTGTTGTTGGTATTGTTGTTTGTCATATATTCAAATGGCTTGGCAAACTTACTGCAGAGAGTAAAGAAATCTGCTTTATGTTTGCCTGGGTTTATGGTCTTGGTGCCGGCACTATAGACCTTAATATCATAATTGATAAATTCAGGGGAGAATGATGTCGATTCAATTAACTATTATTGCAGCTCTTGTTATTATCCTGGGAATTGCTATTGAGGTTGCTGCAGAGCTTGGAAGAAGAAACAAGAAGCTTAAAAAAGATGTATTAGAGCTTGAAAATGCTATAGCGGAGAAAAGCAAATCTATAGTATATCTGGTGAAACATGCCGAAGAGCTTGCAAACATTCAGGCTTATGAAAACGATGTGAAACAAAAACTTGAGGAGGCAAAGTCCGATGAAGAAATTTCTGACATTGTTGGTAGTATTATCAGCGTTAATAATTCTCTCGTGCCGGACAACCAGGACGGAGGAGAATAAAGACATTGTGCTTCCGCCAAAGCCTCAGAGACAAAAGCTGCAAAGTCCGGAAGGCTTGAAGGATTATGCGCTTATAATTGCATATTATGAGGGCTTGGTTCAGCAATGGGAAAGCTGGGGTAATACCGTTGAGGAAATGATAAATGGAACAGATAATCAGCACGGAAATTGACGTCCAGCCGGTTCTGGATGCGCTTTCAGGAACATCAAAGAGCATTGAGTCGATTGAAAAAAGCGTGTTGCGCATTGCGGCAAAGGAAACAGCAAAATGCGTAAGGGCTGCAGTAGTATCAAGCGACTTAAATGTCAGGACCGGAGAGCTGAGAAAGGCTTATACATATAAGGTGAAGAAGGACGGAAGCTCTGCATCCGTTTATCCGAAGGCGCTTGTAGGTAAAGATCGGACTATATTTCCGAAGGCTATGACACTTTCTTATGGACATGAAGGACCTACAAAGCGTGCAAGCAACTGGTATATCAAGCCTCGCGGCTTCGTTCAGGCTGGCCAGCGCTTTGCAGATTCCGGGGCTTATATGGACGAAGTTGAAAAGATGGTATCAAAAGAATTGGATAAATATTGGAGTTAGATATGGATAAAATTGCAGACAGCATAAAAACTTTTATTATTAACAAAGTAAATGCAGAACTTCCGGGGCTTACAGAAACAGGACTTACACTTCCGGCCATAAGCTCTGCAGATGTAGTTTTTGGAGTTGTGGACTTGTCGCGCTATGAAAAGCCGATAATTGTTTCCATCCTTCCGGAAACTCAGAACGAAACCGGAAGCTTCATTGACGGAGTGAACATGGAATCAACTTTTATTATCACTTTCCTGTTCCAGAAGATCCAGTATGACATAGCAATGAAAAGGATGTGCCGTTATGCAAAAGCCTTCTGGCTTGCTCAGGCAAATAATTCGGATTTTACAGGCGTTGAGGATAGTACGATAACAAATATTCAGTATTTTCCGGATGCTGGCGTAACTCCGCAGCAGATGACTGCTGTTGAGATTACTCTGGATACAAACACTTTTCAGAAGCTTTAAGCCGTTGCTTATAAACTGACTTTATTTTTAAAACATATAGAGAGGAATGACCTATGGTTAAGAAATTTCAGATTGCACCTTATTTGAACTCAGCCATTGACAGTGAGACTGGGCTTGTAGATAAACTTGATCCTGAATGGACTCGTATCTGCAAGACAGAGACCTTTGACCTTAACATGAATCCGGAAACAGAGGAGCGCGACTACATTGCAGACGAGCTCCCTACAACTGAATTGAAGGAGTATAATCCTTCTTTCAGTACTCCGCTTGTTATGCACGAGTCAGAAGCTGACTACGGATTCATTTTTGACAAGTTCTTTGAGGTAGAAACAGGAGAAAAGGCAAAATCAGAGATCTTGCTTGTTTTCTACCAGCAGCCTGTTGATGGAAGCGACGAGCCTACACACTTCGCCGCCTGGAGATGCGATTGTACACTGGCAATCAGCGACCTTAACAGCGTTGATTCTACAATCACCTTTGATACAAACTTCAACGGCGAGGTAACAAAGGGCTACGTTACAATCTCTGACGGAGCTATCACAGACTTTACAGAGGGCGACTATTCATAGTCTCTTTTTTGTAAGCATATTTTAAGAGGAGAATAAAATCATGGTTAAAAAGCACCAGATTGCACCTTATCTGAACACCAAAATCGGAACAGACGGACTTGTAAACAAATCAAGTCCGACATGGACCCGCATCTGTAAGACAGAATCCTTTGACCTGGCTATGAATCCGGAGACAGAGGAGCGCGACTTCATCTGTGATAAATTGCCTACAACTGAATTGAAGGCTTACAACCCTTCTTTCAACACTCCGCTTGTTATGTATGAAGATGATGCTGATTATCAGTTCATCTTTAACAAGTTTTACAATCTTGCAAACGGAGACAAGGCAAAATCGGAGCTTCTGCTGGTATTCTACCAGAAGCCTGTTGATACAACTGCTGCAACTCATTCAAAGTTTGCTGCATGGAGATGCGACTGCACTATTTCTATCAGCGACCTTAACAGCGTTGATTCTACTCTTACCTTTGACACCAACGTCAACGGCAAGATCAAGAAGGGCTATGTTGCAGTATCAGGTAATAACATAAGCTTCACAGAAGGCACCTACGAAACAACCTAATGCTTAATCTTTCAAAGGTTAAACTTCCCGACAGCATTGAGCTGGACGGGAAGTATTATCCCATAAAAACAGACTTCCGCGATTGGCTCAACTTTTCACGCATCGTTAACACAAAAAATGCAGTGATAGATGATCTTGATTTTTTATATCTGGATGAAGTTCCTCCGGTAGAACTCAAAAAAGATGCTTTCCGGAAGCTTTGTGATTTTTTCCAGCCTGAAAGCATATTGCCTCGTAAAACTCCAGGATCAAGCAACGGAAAAATACTTGATTTTGAAGTTGATGCTGACATTATCTATGCTTCCTTCTACGAGCAGTACAAAATAGATCTTCTGGCTACAGATGAAGAGGGACATGCGTTATGCAGGATGCACTGGCACAAGTTCCAGGCGCTCTTGTCAGGACTTCACGGAACACGCCTCAATGAAATTATGAGTTATAGAAGCTGGAAGGGAGAAACAAAAACAGAATACGGCAAGGAAATGCAGCGACTTCGCAGCGCCTGGGAGCTTCCGACGGAAAGTGAAAAGCGTCAGAAGGATGATCTGGCCGCCTTCGAGAAGCTGTTCAAATAGTCCTTTTTATGCCTTCCGACTGACTTTATTTTATATATTTTCCTTATAAGGTTCAAAAATGGCAAAAAAAGACGTAACAATAAAATTCAAATCGGATACCAAAGAAGCCGAATCCGGTATAAACAAACTTACCTCGGATATAAATAAGCTTGCAAAGGGCAATAAGGAAAGCTTTTCAGGTGTAGACCGCCTGGGAAAATCTGTAAAGGGACTTGTAAAGAGCTTCGCTCCGGCAACTCTTGCAATAGGTGCCACTGTTGCTGCAGTCAAGAAAGTAAACGAAGTCATAAAAGAAACTACAACCTTATACAAAGCTCAGGCAAACGCAGAAAAGCAGCTTGAGGTTGCTGCAAACAATAATCCTTATCTCGACTCTTCAAGTGTTGCACAGCTCAAAAGTTATGCAAGCCAGCTGCAGAGTATTTCAACTATTGGCGATGAAACCTTATTGCCGATGATGGCACAGCTTGCCGCTGCAGGACGTACACAGTCAGAGATTCAGGGAATAATGAGCGCTGCGCTGGATGTATCTGCATCCGGAATGATGTCGCTCGATTCTGCAGTAACTGCATTGAATAAAACCTATGCCGGAACCGCAGGCCAGCTTGGAAACCAGATAAGCCAGCTTAAGACACTTACAAAAGAAGAGCTTGCAAGCGGCAAGGCTGTAGAAATTGTTGCCCAGAAATTTAAGGGCATGGCAGAAGAAACAGCCAAAGCCACAGGTTCTAGCGAACAGTTAAAGAACGCTATAAGCGATTATAAAGAAGAAATAGGGGCGAGCTTTGAAAAGAATCTTTCACCTATGCGCAAGTTTTTTACAGAGCTTATTTCCGGTTGGGCAAGTGCAAAAAAGGCAAAGCGTGAATATGAAGAAGCTGCAGAGCAGAACGAAGCAGGGGCCGGAACAGCCGCCTCTTATACAAAGGAAATTGAAGAGCTTGAAAAGAGGATAACAGAAACTTACAGCAAACTTTATGACCTTAAGGATGAAAACAAGCGAAAAGAACGCATTCAGATGTCTCGCGGTTTTATCACCGACAAACAGCTTGATCAGGAGTATGAGGCTTTACAAAATCAGCGCAAAGCAGATGAAGAATTGCTGCGTTTAAGACGCCAGCAAAGAAAAGAAGCTGAACTTGCAGAAGCTGCGGCTAAGAAAGCTGCAGAGGATCAGGCAAAGGCTGACGAAGAAGAGGCTGCAAGAGTTGAAGAAGAAAACAAACTTCTGGAGCGACGCAACAAACTTCGTGAAGCTTATGCAGAAGCTTTGCGTAAAACGCAGGCAGAAATCGCAAATCGTCGCAACCTTGGAGAAGAAATTACTGCAGAAGCAGAAGCTCAGGAACTTTTGAACGTTGCAACTTCTCATTATATCGCTATGTATTCCGATGCCGCTTTTGACCGTTCACAGACTAAAACCGGAATATGGGAAGGCGAAGCAGAACATCTTGCTTTTATAGAAGAGCTTGCTGCACAGATTCCAGTTGAGGAGCAGGTTGTAGAGAAATCTAAGAGTCATGTAGAAGAACTTATTGAAGCCTGGCAAACTCAGGAAGAAGAAACTCTTGAGATGCAGAAGGCTTTGCTTGATGAATATGCCGCTTATCTTGAATCAAAGGAAACTCTTACTGATGAAGAAATTGCATTAAAAGAAAAGCTTGCAGAAGCACAGAAAAATCTTGATGCGCAGATTCTCGAAAACCAGACAGCAGCACACAGAAAACAGCTTGAGGATTTTGCAAAGCATGTTTCAGATATTTCCGGTTATATCGAGCAGTTTGCTGGAGTAAGTCAGCAAATAACAGATCTTGCAAAGGAAAATACTGCAGCACAGCGCAATGAAGAACTTGCAGAAATCTCAAAGCAGTACACAGAAGGAGCTATTTCCTATGAAGAATACTGTGAGAAGAAGCTCGAAATAGAGCGAAAGGCTGCGCGTGAAGAATATAAAATCAGGGAATGGGAATGGCAGGTATCTTTCCTACAGGCTACAGCAAATATCGCTCAGGGCGTTGCCGCTGCTCTTGCCGGCATGCCTCCGACTTCTTATATCATGGCTGCATTGACAGCCGCAAGCGGTGCCGCACAGATTGCATCCATTGTCGCTTCAAAACCAAAGCCGCCTAGCTTCAGCACAGGTGGTATAGTTCCTGGCTATTCTTATTCAGGAGATCGTGTTCAGGCAAACGTAAACTCTGGAGAGATGATCCTCACCGCTGCACAACAGAGAAACCTCTGGAGCCTTGCAAACGGTGCAAAAGGAAACTCGGTTGTAAGTATGCCGGTAACTATAAATAATACCGCATCCGATTCTGTAAGCGCTTCTGCAGAGCTTTCGCCAACTGGAATGACCATCCTTATCGAAAAGATTGTAAGTTCACAGATGGCAGCCGGAAAATACAATAGCAGTATGGCAATAGCACAGAGCCGCCAGCGTGGTGTTGAATATCAATAGGAGACGAAAAATGACAGTTAATCCATGGCCGAATAATATAAATACAAAGTTCTTTTCCGGAAACGATAAGCCGGTTGCAAACACTCAGACAACTTCTTTTCTTTCCGGAAGGCAGGTGTCCTGGCAGATAAATACAAAAAAGCTTATGAGCTATAAACTCAAGCTTGAACTCTCAAAAACAGAACTTGCTCTGTTCTGGACCTGGTTCAACGATGTACTGGGACAGAACGCAAACGCATTTACATGTTCTGCAATCGGGAACGGAACTTATCGCTTTGTTTCCATCCCTACTCCGGACGATACAAAGCAGACTTACCGTGTTCTTTCAATGGAAATTGAGGAGATATACTGATGGCAGCACTCACAAGAGCACAGATTTTCAAGCTTCTTTTTTCCGGCGGAAACTATGCTAAGCAGTATCTTATAAAGCTTTATCATCCGGTTGCTGGGGTTTTACGTTATGTAAACAATAATCAGAACATTACTTATGACGGCTATACCTACACTGCAGCAAGCTTTGAGTACACTCCGCCTGATTCCCAGAACAGCGGAGGCACACTTGAAATAAGCAGTATAGATAATTACCAGATTGTAGAATGGCTCGAAAAGGCAGATGATCGTTATACAATGGAGGTTATGGGCGCCTTAAATGATGGAGACGTTCAGCCTATAAGAGCATATAAACATTTCTACGGAACCGTAAGCATGAGCGAAAACGGAAACTTGAATTTCAGCCTTGAAAGTGATGGAAGGCTTGGAATGGTGTTTACCGTTTACAAATATGATACTGACTTGAACAGAGGTAATGCTTGATAGATGTATCTGACCTTATAGGCATCCCTTATAAGGATCACGGACGGACCGCAGAAGGGCTTGACTGCTACGGACTTGCTATTATAGTTCTGCAGCGCTTCGGCAAGAAGCTTGATGATGTAATATATGAAAATCACGACTTAGAACTCTCAGGGACCTGGGCGCCTCTTCTAAATGTCCGTCGGACTGACATTATTAAGGCAGGCTCTCTGATTGAGATTCATATAAAAGGCACGCTTCATATAGCAGTTGCTCTGGATGACCGCACAATGATTCATGCGACAACTAATCAGGGAGTGCGAATCAGTAAAATAGCGGCTTACAAGCTTGCTGCAGTATATGAGGTCTTATAAATGGGATTACTAAACGTCTACAATACTCTCAAAAATGAGCATACAGTTATAAAGGCAAACGGCCGCCTACATAATATACTTCCGGAAATTGACTTTAAACATTCTCTCGTACTCAAAGCAGGAAACAGGCTGGATGGTAATTACGAGGTTCAGCCGGATGATGTTCTTTATATCCGCGAGGTTCCTTCGGCTGCAACAGTTGCTGTTATTGGGGTTGTGGTTGCAGTAACAGCTATTGGTGTTGCTGTAGGTTCTGCACAGTATGCAAAAAAACTTTCGCAGGACGCACAAGACGAAATGGAAAAGGCTCAGCGGGATGCACAGAATCTCGCCGCTCAGGTCCAGCAGCTTCCGTTTATACGAGGGGCAAAGAACCGCAGTGCTCTGGGTGAGAGTGTTCAATTCGTTATGGGCGATGTGTACAATACGCCTTATAACCTTACAGACGGCTTCTACTCTATTGACGGTGTTGACGGTGTAAACTCATATTACAATGCGGTTTTTTCATGTGGTTATGGTCCGCAGAAAATTACAAAGCTTTTCCTGGGAAATGAGCTTATAGCTCAGGATGATAACGGAATAAACGGACAGCAGTATTTTGACAGCTCTTCGCTTTATTATGATCCTACCAATTCAAACAGAGTTGAAGTAAGACAGGCAAACGATGCAATAACACTTACAAACTGTAATCAGAAAGTAAGCGCGACATATTCCGGGGCTGAGCTTAAGCATGACTTCGGACAGGATGCGGTTCCTGTTATAGTTCAGGCTGCAGAAAACGCAATGACAATTCAGGTATGTATTCAATTCTCTTGTTTGCGTCAGTATAACTCAGAGGCAGAAACATGGCAGGATCAGAGTGCAACAGTGCGTCCTTATTGGAGTAATGACGGCGGCACAACCTGGAATGAGTTTATTTTCAGCGGAACTACAGACAATACATTCACAAAAAACAGCAATAAGAATATCCGCTTTGTTGCAACAAAAACTTTTACTGCAGCAGAAAGCTATGGCAAGTCTATTTCCATAAAGGTAGAGAAAACTAGCGTTAAGCCTGAAAGTGGAACTCAGGAAGATTGCTGCTTGTTGTGGTATCAGACCTTCCAATATGATGCAGACAAATCAAGCTCTTCAACTCTGGTTGCATGTACTCCGGTAGAACCTGAGCTTTTTAATAAGACAGTACGCATTGCTTATAGAGTTGTTGCAACAGAATCTACTCAGAATATGCTCGATGAATTGCATGCTCAGTCTTTGGGTTATGCTCGTACATGGGACGGCACAGAATGGAGTGACACAAAGGAAACTACACGAAACCCGGCATCCTGGCTTCTGGAAGTCCTGACAAGTCCTGTACATGCTCCGAGCCAGTTTGAATTGAGTGAGCTTGATCTGGATTCTTTCGGGGCTCTTTATGATTATTGTGTATCTAACAGCTTTTATTGTGATACGATTATCTCTTCATCAGAAAAGAAGCTTGATATTTGCGAAAAGATTCTGAACCTTTGCAATGCCTCTCTTATAAGAAATCAGGAAGGCTTGCTCGAAGTTTGTATTGATAAGCTTGAGACAAACCCAGTTGCTCTTTTGAATACAGAAAACATTGTATCATTCAGCTTTTCAAAATCTCTGCAAAAGAAAACCGACGGATCAAAGGTAACCTATACAAATCGCGAAAGCTGGGCTGTAGATACATTCTACTCAATGCTTGATGGCGGTTCTTATGATTACGCAAACGACACTGTAGACACTCTTGCGCTTGATTATGTAACAACTTATGAACACGCTTACAAAATGGCACAGAGGAAGCTCCGCCAGAGACAGTTGCAGCCAAGAGAAATTAAGGCGGATGTAGGAAGTGAGGGCGACTGGTATCCTCTTTATTCAACAATCCTTCTGCAGCTTCCACAGTTGCTGCAGGGCTTGAATTCTTCTGTAATCAAGTCTATTGAATATGACATAAGCGGAAAAATCTCGCAGATTACTATTTCCGATCTTGTTGAGTTCCAGGAAGATAAACGCTACGGCATTATCATTCAGGCTACAAACAGCTTCGGCTATAAGCTTTATTCTGCAGAAGTAGAATACACTCCGGTAGATGAAAACGACGAAGAAACAACCGGATTTACAAGAACACTTACTCTCACAGATCCGCTCGACCTGGGCCAGAATATAATTGTTCCGGAAATTGGCAATCATCTTTCCTTCGGTTTACTCGATGATTACGGAAGATTCAGTAAGATCACAAATACAATGAAAATCTACGGAATTGAGCCTAACGGTTCCGACGGATATACTCTTACTTTACGCGACTATAACGAAGATGTTTATTCTTATGGCGGTCCGATTCCGGCTTATAAGAGCAATATAACAAGACCACAGGCTCCAAACACTCCGGTAACTATTGACGATATATCAAGGCTCAGACAGGGCATGAATGTACTGCAGGAAGATCTTATTAACGCATATCAGATGCTTGAAATGCCTCTTGTATGTTCTGCAGATGTAACCTCTGTTATTATTGAGACAGATACAAACGGACAGACAGTAGTAACACAGCGCGTAACAAGTCAGATTACATGCCGCCAGGGTTCAGAGGATCGCCGCTTTGCTATTGGTGAAATACAGGTCCCAGACGGCTGGTCTTATCAGATTGAAAGTGGAGCAGTTATCTTTACAATTCCGGCTGGAATAACAGTACACTCCGGACAGTTCAAGATTCCGGTAGTTTATACTCCGGTTATAGCTTATGACGAGTATGCAGATGAAAACGGAAATCTTTATGTAGATGAAGATGATGCGCAGTATGTTGATCAGGTTCTGGCATCGCAGACTTATACTCAGGATATATGGTTTTCTTATTTTGGAATGAATGACGGGGTTTATCTGGGAATTATCTCCCAGCTTGATGATCTTCCTTCTACTTCTGCAATAAATGATTATTTCGTATGGGGCGGCGCTGTTACCACAAGCGACTTGTCAATGGATGGCCGCTTCCTTCCTGGACGCGTTTATAATTTTATAGGACCGAATAAGGCATGGAAGTGGGAATCAGACGAAGATATAGGACATAATACTCTCGTTCTGGGCGATATAATGAGCGTTGCTACAGATGATCTGGAACAGAATAACTCTATTGTTTATGACTATATTGACCACCTGACAAGTAATTCCATATTCGCAGGCTTGCTTATTGCAAATACAGCTTTTATTGAAAATTTATTTGCACAGCAGATAACGATAAAAAATAGCGGATTTATTCAGAGTGAAGGGTATATAGACGGCTCTAGGGGCTTTAAGATTACTGCAAACGGTTTAATCGAAGCTTATGAGGGAAGGTTTGCAGGTGGGCTTGGAACTGAGGAGATAGAAAGTGTTTCCTATAGGGATTGGTTGCCGTTCGTTTCCGGTATACTGGCTATTTATGTTTCATCAATAGGAAATTATGGCTCTTCTTTTGTTGAATCAAGAAAATTAGTAGGCGTTGGGTTTGTCTCTTTCCATTCACAGACTTATTCAGAAGGTGGAGTAATGAAAACATTCCGTTTGCAGGAATATGTCTCTATTTATGCAGATCCTAATTTGTCGATAACTTATGCTGAGGAAACAGAAACCTTTTCTCTGATTCGTGAGATTACAACTCATGGCTGGAAAGTTGCAGCGGTTCCATCTGGGTATTATGTGGGCGATAATCAGTTGGTATTCCATTATCTGGAGTTCTAAAATCTGACTTTTTTATTGTGGATAAAAATATTATGAATATTACTATTACACCAGAGCAGGCAAACATCTTATTGAATCTATTAAAACCTTATGCAGAGCTTTCGTTAAATCTCTCTGCGCAGCTCAGGTCTCAGACTACAGCTGCAGTTCAAAAGCCGCCTGTGAGGGCTCAAAAAATAGATCCGCTGGAGGAAGAATTAAATGTCAACAACAAGATTTAAGGGAGAATCCGGAAGCGACCGCCTGGGCGTTTCAACTATTTCAGACTCAGATATGATTCAGGTAAGGCATAAGCCTGGCACCATTGACGATGCCGACAAAGGTGTTTCAAAGGCTGTAATACAGTCTATGCCTTTTGGTGTTTGTACAACTTCTGCCGCTACGGGCACCAAAGTTGCTACTTTAGTAGACAGTAATCCTGATTTTGTGCTGGTTTCTGGCCGTGAAATTGTTGTGTATTTTCAAAACTCAAATACAGCTGCAAATCCCTCTTTAAATTTTGAAGGGGCCGGGGCAATTCCTATGTTTTATCCAAACGGAAATCCAGTGGGAATCTGGGAAGCCGGGATGTGGATTCAATTAAAGTATTTTGAAGTTACTATTGGTGGTTCAATGATCCAGCGCTGGATAGCCTGTTCGCCTGTTGTGTCAGATGGTCATGTCGGCGATATTAAAGCTATTTCGTATGTAGATCCTCCGGATGGCTGGCTTGAATGTAACGGCCAGGCTGTAAGCCGTACTACTTATGCAGCGCTTTTTAATCTTTTTAATACGCAGAAGTACGACGGCACAAACACTTTGCTGTCACGTTATGGAACCGGTGACGGCAGCACAACCTTTAACCTTCCGGACTACCGAGAGGCCGCCCTCGTAGGTGCAGGACAGAACGCGAGCGACTCGATCGCGGATCATGACGTTTATACGGTCGGACAGTTTAAGGACGATCAGGTGCAAAATCATAAGCATTATTTACCACCTTATACAGCTATATCTCAAACCGCTGTTAGTTCGTATGCAGATATGACATCAAATATAACTGATGATAGCACATCAGGTTATTATTCGTTGAATATGGCAAACGGACGCAAGGGCTCGGTAACCCGTGGTAAACGTAAGGCTGTTAAATATATCATTAAAGTACTTTAATTATGTATTTTACGGCTTTTCTTTTACCACGGGTAACTGTACCCGTCCTGGCTCCCAGCGGATTTGAAGAATCCTGATTAATTAAAAAGTTATCTCCATAAACTGCACCAGGGTTCACAAGCTGCGCATATTTCGCAGGGTTTGGCATGGTTGTTTGGTGGTAGTGTGTCGCTAAGCAGTCATCCTTAAACTGACCGACCGGTTATTACAATACCTTAATTATAAACTTTACACCTTTAGATTTTCCACGGGTATTGTTTCCATTACGACAGCTTATCATTTTATTATTGGCAAATACTAGAGAATCCATACTTTGATAACCAGATAAACAAAGAGTAGGTAGTTCATTACCTGATAAATAATTTGTTACTACTACAGAGCCATTTGAGGTAGGATTACTAGACAAGTTGTGTCCGTGTTTCTGTATCTGATCATCTTTAAATTGTCCGACCGATTAGAACTAAAGGACTTTTATAATATATTT